AGAAGAATATTAAATGCAATTATGCAAGGTGCAGCTAAAAAAGGACACTATATGTTTCATATGGTAGAAGATGAGTTGTCTAACATCGATCCTAGATTAATCGGTATTTACGGAAAATTAATGTCTATGACTGATTTAACTTACTGGATGATACCATCTATGGCCGGTGGCGGTGGAGATGATAGTGGTGGAATGAAAGGTGGTAGAGAATATCTAGACCTTAGTGGTGATAAACCAAAGATTGTTGCTGAAGCATGGATTTTCCCAGTATTATTAAATGAATTGATTAAAGGTTCAATGGAATTATTAGCAGCACATGGGTTACCAGAAGATGAAAGAGAAGCTCAATATGTAATCGACAAAGCGGATTTCTTAGAGTCTGAGGTTTGGGATATGAGATTAGGACCTGGTATTTGGGAAAAGTTTATTGATGCTATTGATGGTGATGCATATGAAATTAAACATTTCTTATATTATGAAATCGCACAGATGCCGGCAAATGAATTTCATGAGTTTATGAAAGAATTATTGTCAGGTAGTAATAGAGGAAAACAAATGTTAACTGATTTAGCAAATGATATCCAAAAAGATATTAAAGACAGAGAATCTAAACAAGCAATGAAAGATTATGGGTTTGGTGATGACGATGATGATGATATTGATGACATCGACATCTCTGATTTATTCGCATAAAAAAATATAAACATAATAATAAAACCTCGATACTTTTATCGGGGTTTTTATATTTATAGAGTATGAGAGTAAGATTATCTGAAAGACAATTAAAATTAATTAAGGAAGAATATAAAAAAATATCTTCATATGAGAAAATTAAGTCTCATAGAATATTTCCGCATTTATTAGATTTTATAAAATATAAGGAAAATGAAGAAAGTAATTACATGTATTCCACACATCATTATAGTGAAATAATTGCTGAGATGGTAGAAAACTATGGTATACCTTATACATTAGGGGCATTCACATTATTATATTATTTAATAGAAGATGGTGTTGATCCACAAGAAATTATGTCTTTAAGTGATTTTACATATAAATCTAAAGACGTTATGGGATTATTAAAAGCCAGTGGTTATTACGATGAGTATGTATTAAATAGAGATAGTTTTAGAGATATTAAAAAAACTGAAGATGGAAGAATATTATTTTCAGTTGATCATTGGGTAGATTTTGCACCTCTATTTAGAAATGAAGGGGTTGCAGAACAGGTTTTAAGTGAAGATTGGTTTGAGATGTATGACTACTATAGTTACCCAATAACAGAGGTTGTAGATGCTTTATCAAATGAAAATGTTAAGTATGTCATTGAAGCAATTATAGAAAAACATAGGGGAGAATCGATATCTGGTTTAGAGCATAGAGAGGAGTTCGAAGATTTATTAAATGAAAATGGTGATTTAATAATAGATGATAGGTTAAAAACGATTACTGATAGTTATAATTTAGGTATTTTACTATCAGAAAGTGAATTACTTGATTCAGATATCTCATCTGACTTAACAAACGCCTATAGTAATGCCTATAATAGTGCTGCTGAAGGTGAATTATGGAAAGAAGCCAAAGACGAAATTGAAGGTTATTTAGGTTCAGAAGGTAAATGGACTGGAGAAAAAGGAATTATTTTAACTTTTGATATTACTGATAAATATAATGAGTTAATAGAGGATTATATAGAAGAGTCTGGGGGTAATCCTCTAGATGAATATTATTCATTTATTGACATGTTAGAAGATATATTTAAAAATTACTTTTCCGGTAGTGATATGTTAACTTTTAGTTCAAATTTAGATTACTTTTACCCTGATAGTGACAACGTAAGAAGGGATTTTAATGACAATCTAGGTGGTTATTTTTAATTTACTTCATTCTAAGTATTTATTAATAAAATAAGTATGAATAAAAATGAGCAGTTACAGGTTTTTGCTAAGTGTTTAGGTAACCCCATTTTTGCAATAGAGACATTCTTTAAAACATTTGATTTAACGCAAAAAGGTATGGTGCCTTTTAAGTTGTTTTATAAACAAAAACAAATCATTAAATCATACGAAAAACACAATCGTAATATTGTTACTAAACCTCGACAGGCTGGTGTATCAACAACAACCGCAGCTTATATCGCAGCAAAATGTGCATTTGGTGATCCAGAAAATCCACATAAAGTATTGATACTCGCCAACAAACAAACATTGGCACAAGAATTCTTAAAGAAGGTAAAAGACTTTTTAGATCAGGTACCTTATTGGGTTTGGGGTATTGATGATTTAGAATCATCGTATTTAGACACCGATTCTAAAGGACACCTAAAATTAAAATCTACAAAATGTGAAATAAGGGCACTGGCAACATCAAAAGATGCTTTAAGGGGTTTTACACCTACATTCTTAGTAATGGATGAGGCAGCCTTCATTGATAATGGTGCAGAAGTATTCGGTGCGGCACTAGCTTCATTAGGTACCGGAGGTCAAATATCACTCATATCAACACCAAATGGTTTTGATGAATTATATTATAAAACATATAATGGGGCTAAACAAAAGACTAACACTTTCAATGTTATTGAAATGAAGTGGTACCATGATATTAGATATAATAGATATTTAAAATGGGTTAAACAATCTAAAGATGGTGATGAAGAAACTATTGTGTGTGATTCTGTAGGTAGATCTACATTGAGGTGGGAATATTCAGGTAAGACACACGAAACAAATGAAACTGAAATTTCGTCTTATGAAGTTATGGTTAAAGATGGGTGGAAACCATTATCTCCTTGGTATGAAAATATGGCAGCAGATATGGGTGACCCTAAGAAAATTGCGCAAGAATTAGATGTCTCTTTTATTGGTTCAGGTGGTAATGTTGTGGCAGACGAAGATATTATTTTCCATGAAGAAAATTATGTAAAAGATCCTGAAATAATGACTGAAATAGAAAAATCTATGTGGATATGGAAAAAACCAGAAGAAGGTCATAAATACATATTGGCATCGGATGTTTCTAGAGGTGATGGTAAAGATAGTTCCACTATTGTAATATTAGATTTTGATGGTTTAGAACAAGTTGCGGAGTTTCAAGCAAAGATTCCACCAGATATGTTAGCTGAGGTAATTTATAAGTATGGTAATATGTATAGTGCTTATTCTATTATTGATATTACCGGTGGTATGGGTGTTGCAACAGTCCTTAAACTTATGGAGATGGATTATAAATATCTACACTATGATGACCCTAAGAGTAGAAAATTAAGTCAAAAATACGCAAGAGCAAAATATAAAGAAGGTGATAAAGTTCCTGGTTTTAATGTTGGTAATACCAGATTACAAATGATATCTGAGTTAGAGGAACACATTAGAGAAAATAAAACAATTATTCGTTCACAAAGAATGATTGAGGAGTTAAGGACTTTTGTATATAAAAATAATAGACCGGATCATATGGATGGTTATCATGATGATATCATTATGGCGTATGCGATGGCTATATTTGTGGTACAAACATCTTTTAAGAAATTAGAAGAATCAAAGAAACATACAAAAGCAATGTTGGATAGTTGGTTAAATATCACTAATGGTGGTAATGAAGTTACTAGGAATAATATCAACCCACCACCAACTACTAACACACCAACATATAATCAACCACAAATAAGACAAGGTGGTTTAGATAATAACAACAACGGAGACTATAACTGGTTATTCGGAATTAGAAAATAGAAAAAAACTATGGCAAAGAAACAATTTTTAGGAAATAAACCGACATATGGTGGGTTCAAATATAAATGGTCACCAACACAAGAATTACCAAAAGATATTGACGTAAGAAGATCAAAAAGAAAAAAGGGGAAAGAATATAAAAACTTTTGTAATGCAGTACCATTTTCACAAGGTATTGATAACGTAGTATTATATGTTTATGAAAGTTTATCTGCAAAAGAACATTTAGCGTATGTTGAATGTGGATATGTTAAATAATACCATTTAGTTTTTTTTAGATATTTATTATAATAGTGAAAAACTATAGTTTATAAAAGATGGCACAAAGATTTACAATATTTCAACAATTAGAGAGTTTATTCGGACCTGAGAAGAAGAAGGAAGAATCAAAGTCTAGATATTCTTTAGGGGATAACGAAATCCTTAAAACAAAATCTAAAGAAGAATATGACTATAAAAAGTTAGAAGCTCAACAAGCAAAATACCTTGCCAATATGTGGCACAGAGTAGATAATGAAATCTACCAACAATCAGTATTTTATGAAACAACAAGATTGGCTTCATATTCTGATTTCGAAGGTATGGAATTTTTTCCAGAGATTGCTGCGGCTTTAGATATTTTTATGGAAGAATCTACCACACAAAATGGTGATGGTAGAATATTAAATATTTTTTCTGAAAGTAAGAGAGTAAGAAGGATATTACAAGATTTGTTCTTTAATAAATTAGATATACATACAACATTACCTATGTGGACAAGAAACACATGTAAGTATGGTGATAATATGGTATTCTTAGATGTTGACCCTGAAAAAGGTGTTAAAGATGTTAAACAACTACCTAATATTGAAATTGAGAGAAGAGAAGGTAATTTTTTAAGTAAGACTTCTACTTATGGTAATATTAATGGTAACGATAGAAACGCAGATAATGATGAAAGTAGAGTTACTTTTTACTGGAAGAATAAAGATATAGAGTTTAATGCTTGGCAAATTGCTCACTTTAGATTATTAGGTGATGATAGAAGATTACCATATGGTACTTCAGTTTTGGAGAAGGCTAGAAGGATATGGAAACAATTATTGTTATCTGAAGATGCAATGTTAATCTATAGGGTTACAAGAGCTCCAGAGAGAAGAATATTTAAAATCTTTG